GCTTATGATAACTATTATTTACTTATATTTACTAATCTACAAACACGAGTTAGTGAAGCGAAAGTGGTAACTAAAGGAGATGTAAATGTAAGGTCGGTGGCTTTAACTTTCAACGTAAACACAGGAGCAGAACCTAAATATACAATGCAAGAGATGAGTTTCTTTTCTTACGATGTATATGAACAAACAAACGCTACTAATGAAGATCCATTAGATGCCAGTGTACTCGGATTGCGAGAGGTTGGCAAAGCTTGGGTAGGTGGTACGAGTGAAGTGGTTTACGTTAAACAAGCAGAGGCAAACAATACTAATAGTGTATATTTAAAAGTATGAGTTTCAAAGTAATAAATTTCGCATCTATCAACACACCTAAAGCAGTCGAAAGTCCTGCTAAGGAATGGGTTGCTTACGGTGAAGATAACGATTATTTTACTTATCTAATTGATAGGTGTAATGGTTCGGCAGTTTCTAATGCTATTATCACGAGCGTAAGCGACCAAATCTACGGAGAAGGCTTATCTGCTACAGATAGCTCTAAGCGACCTTTAGACTACGCTAAAATGCGTACTATATTCAGAGGTGAAGATGTGCGAAGAGTAGCAGGTGATTTGAAAAAGCTTGGAATGGGTGCATTTAATGTAGTTTGGAACAAGGGAAAGACACAAATACTCAAAGCAAAGCATATACCAATGCAGAACCTACGACCTGAGAAGGCTACGGAGGGAGAAATCAAAGGTTGGTACTACTCAGATAATTGGAATGAGTACAGAAAAGATAGATATAGACCTCGTAGAATAGAATCTTTTGATGGTTCACGAGGAGAGGAAACACAAATATTAGTTATTGCACCATATTCGGCAGGGTTCTTTTACTTTAGTCCTGTGGATTATGTAGGTGCTTTACCTTGGTCAGAGATAGACGAAGAAATAGCAAACTACCACAAGACAAATATCCAAAACGGATTCGCTCCTACAATGTTAATAAACTTCAATCAAGGAGTTCCTACAGAAGATGAGCAAGGAATGATAGAGAATGCTATCGAACGTAAATTAATAGGTACTGGAGGTAAGAAATGGTTAACGAGTTGGAATGATGATCAGTCTACTGCCACAACAATCGAAACAATACCTATTTCAGAAGCTTCAGAGCAATATAAATTCTTATCTGAAGAATCTACACAGAAGATTTTAATAGGGCATAGAGTAACAAGTCCTATGTTATTCGGAATTAAAGATGCTACAGGTTTAGGTAATAACGCTGATGAGATTAAGACGGCATCACAGTTGTTTGATAACAAAGTAATACGACCTAAGCAAAATATAATCTTAGAAGCAGTTGATAGTATATTAGCAGTTAATGGTATTGTATTAGATTTATTCTTTAAGACTATCGAACCTATTGAGTTTATAGAAACTGAAGGATTAAGCATAGAAGAAACAGAGAAAGAAACAGGTGTTAAAATGTGTGAGAACTTTTCTAAGGAAGACGAGAAGCAGGATTTTATAGTAGCTACTGAGTTAATAGGATTAGGTGAAGAACTTAGTAGCAAGGATTGGGAATTAATATCTGATGAAGATGCTGAAGAACACGAGGATTTATTAGCTTTTGAGTTCGCAAGTACTGGGGTTGCAAGGCCTAATGCAAAGAGTGAGCAGGATAAGACTATAAACGGTTTTATGTATAAAGTTCGATACTCTTACGCTCCGTTAAAGGCAAGTTCTAATAGTAGAGAGTTTTGTCGTAAGATGGTTAGTGCTGACAAGCTTTACAGAAAGGAAGATATTATCTCAATGGGGGATAAATCTGTAAATGCAGGTTGGGGTAAGGATGGAGCTGATTTATATTCCGTTTGGAAATATAAGGGCGGCGGTGCTTGTCATCATAAATGGAGGAGAAAGACTTTCAAGAGTACAATTAAGGTTGATGTAAATAACCCTTTAGCTCCTACCGTAAGCACTGGTAAAGCAGATTCAGAAGGGTATAGAATACGTAATGATAGAGAGGTTGCTATGAAGCCTATCGATATGACTAACAAAGGATTTATAAAGAAAAGATAATGGCAGCACTATTTTGCAACGAAGATAAACTAAAGAGTTCTACAGCGATAAATTACAACGTAGATACTGCATTCTTGTTACCTTTTTTAAAGATAGCACAAGATAAGAATATGCAAGTTATACTAGGTACTGACTTATATGAAAAGTTGGAAGCTGATATAGTAGCAGGAAGTATTACAGGTAACTATAAGACTTTGATAGATGACTATGTACAAGACAGCATCATTCATTACGCATTAGTTGAGGCTTTGCCTTTCATATCCTTCCAAATTAAGAACGGATCAGTTACTCAAAAGAATAGCGAGAACGGAACTGCTGCCAGTAAGTCAGATATTAACTGGTTGATTCAAAAAGAAAGAGATACGGCAGAGTTTTATGGTCAAAGAATCGTAGATTACCTATGTGAAAATTCAAGTTTGTTTCCTGAATACTCAAGTAACTCAGGTGCAGATATGAATCCTATTTCTAACGCATATAATACAGGTCTAAGGATATGATATACAAGCCAAAGAAAAAGAATATAAAGAAGCTATTAATATATTTAAGCTCAGTTAATGTATAGAGATATAATCGAAACTAATGTTATAAATACTGCAGCACTAGGTATAAGCTTTGCAGATATTAATGGATTCTTAACGGCTATTGTATTAATAACTGCAGCCTTATATAACATCAAGAAGATAGGAAACGAGAAAAACTAATGAAAGCACACTTACTTAGATTGCGAGATGATGGGGTTCAAACTCTAGGAGCTTTAGTTATTTATGATGGTGTAGATAAGGTTTTTGAATGCGTTACTTTAGAACTACCCTGGAAGGGGAATAAGACTAATGTTAGTTGTATACCTAAAGGAGTCTATAACGTAGTGCATAGAGAAAGCACTAAGTATGGCAATCACTTACATATAGAAGATGTAAACGACAGAAGTTATATACTTATTCACGTAGCTAATTACGTAAGTCAACTAAAGGGTTGTATTGCATTAGGTAAAAGATTTGCAGATATTAACGGAGATGATGCTTTAGATGTAGTATCTTCAAGGAATACGTTAAAGAAGTTGGTTGATGTTATACCAATTGAAGGAATAACCTTAGAGATTATTTAATATGATTGGTTGGGATATTGGAATAGGAGTTTACACAGGAGTATTAGCAGGCATTTGGTCTGATAAATTTGGCGATGGTTACAAGCATTGCCTATATATACCTTTTATATTCATTGAAATTAACACATATTATGACAGAGATTCTAGCAAATAATTGGGGTGAGTTACTTATTGGATTTTTAGCATTCGCTAAGATAATAGTAAACCTTACACCAACAGAAAAGGACAACAAAATATTCGGTTACTTTGATGACATCGTAGGGTACTTTGTAAAGGATAAGAGAAAATGAATCCATTATTCGCAAAAGGCATCTTAGCTATTGTGCCTGAGATGTTTAAAGACGTTAAAGGAAAGTGGAGTAGTAAGAGAACTGTTAGTGGTGTTTTAGCTATCGCTGCAGTTACTCAAATAGATGCTACTGGTATCACTTGGCAAACGCTTGTATTAGCAACGATTGCAATAATACCTTTATGCTTTTCGGTATTCGAGAAAAAGTAGTATATTCGTGCTAAACAGAAAGACATGGCACAAAGAAAGAACAACAGATTTCGGTTGAAAGGTGATGAGATAGACATCATAAAGAAACACCGAGCAAACACCCTAGACAACTTTAACGACAATTCATCACTTGATATTCATCTGCTTGAAAGAGGGATTGATAAGAAGGACGTTGTATCTGTTAAACATTGGCAAAACATGGGCGGAGAACTTAGGTTCTCAATCGTTACTAAAGATGGTCAAGGTGGATTCGATGAAGGTGGAATGTTCGAAAGACTAAACACTTTTATAAAAGATCACGCACCTACTTATCCAAAAGTAGAACACAACGAAGGAACACACTTGTTAGTTATCAATCCTGCAGACATTCACATAGGGAAGTATGCGAACGCTGAAGAAACAGGAGAAGCATACAATACAGACATAGCAGTTGCAAGAGTTATAGAAGGTGTGCAGGGTCTTATCACTAAAGCTCAAGGGTTTAAAGTTGAGAAGATTCTCTTTTGTATTGGAAATGATATACTCCATGTAGATAATGTATATAATACTACAACAAAAGGGACTCCACAAGATTGCGACGGAAAATGGTGGGAGCATTTCGAAATAGCTTTACAACTATACGTTAAATGTGTTGAGATGCTTAGAGAAATAGCTCCAGTTGATTGCGTTCACTCTATGAGTAATCACGATTATCAAAGTGGATTCCATTTAGCACACGCTTTAAAGTCTTGGTTTAGGCTTGCAGAAGATGTAACAGTTGATGCAGGTGTATCACATCGAAAGTATTACACATTCGGTTCAAACTTAATAGGTTTAGAACATGGAGATGGCGCTAAGATGGATAACCTTCCAATGCTAATGGCACAAGAACAACCTCAAGAATGGGCAAATACTAAATATAGATATTGGTATCTTCACCATTTACATCACAAAGTTAAATATAAGTGGAGAGATGCGAAAGATTTCATTGGTGTTACCGTTGAATACTTACGATCCCCAAGTGCAGCCGATTCATGGCATTCTAGGAAAGGCTATACAGGTTCACCGAAAGCAGTAGAAGCTTTCATTCACGAACGAGAGCAAGGTCAGGTGGCAAGACTAACACACTTCTTTTAGTTAAGTATCAAAGAGTTACAGAAATGTAGCTCTTTTTTTATGCAATAAAGCTCACTTTATTATATTAATTATTTGCGTAATCAATTTAAAGGTTTATCTTTGTAGGGAACTAAAAAAGAAGAACTATGAGATATTTACTTATTCAAGAGAATTTCGGTTTAGATACATCAACTGAATTTAACACACACACAGAAGCAAAGAGAGAACTAGATAAGATTGGTAACTCTGCTCACATACTTATATTAACTGAGGACGATAATCCAGTAAACTATAAGGTTCAATTCAATGAGGTAGTACTATCAATTCAAAAAAACTAAGATATGAAGTATTTAATTTACGATGTCGAATCACAGAACTATGTTGATTGCGAGTTCTTCAGAACGGAATACAAAGACCAAGCACAATCTTACAATTCAGCATTCGATGCTCAGGAGGATATTGATGCAAGTGGTACAAGTTCAATGATTATAATACATAAAGATGATGAATAGAGATTTAAAGAGTATTAGCAAGCTGATAGAAGATGTTACTCGTGATATTGATGGATTAGTATTAGATGGTGATTTGTATGCCATAGAAGCTATTGTATTAGCTAAGAAATTTGAGAGTGCTGCAAAGCATTTAAAAGACTCTTGGGAGGAAGATGCTTTACTTAGTACAGAAGTTTGGAAAGGTCAGGAGTTTGAAGGATATACTGCAACACAAAAAGATGGAGCAAGAAGGTATAGTTTTAAGCATTTAGATAACTGGAACACTTTAAACGATCAACGTAAGGAGTTAGAATCTGAAAGTAAAAATGCTTACTTACAATTTCTAAACGGTAATGTTATAGTAGATTCTGATGGGGTTATAGTTCCACAAGCTGAACCTGTAGCATCAAAACAAAGTATCGTATTAACTAAAAATAAATACTAATTAATAGTTCATTCAATTATTAATTCATATATTTGCTTCAAACAAAACAACTAAGCTATGAGAGATTTAGGATTAAGATTAAAGCAAGAAGTAAGAGATAGATTGAATTTATCTTATAAAGATTATCCTACTACGTGTAAGGCTGTAGAAGATTCTTTTAAAGGTAAAGTATCTTTCATTGAATTGAGTCTATTAGAAGCAAACGATTTACTAAGAATGACTACAGGAGAAACACTTTCTTTTGTTAGTGTTAACGCATTATTTGAAGAGAACTAAGATGGGGAAATTAAAAGAATTATTTTTGAGAACGAGAGTTCAGCATTTAGATAGAGATGAGATGATCGAGCAGCAGATGAACAATGAGTATGCTAGACATTGCGAATTATCACAAGAGTGGAATTCAGGAGAACGCTCACCAGTAACACGTTCACTATTAGAGTGGGAGCATTTAGGTAAACCAAGTAAAACCAACTAAGATGGATAGAGAAAAGATAGCAGAATTGTACAAGAAGTACAACCTAGCAAAAGAAGATATATACAAGCATCAACATTATCTTATTATCTCTCGTAGTGGTATAGATAAGATACAAGCAACGGAAGGTATAGAGATAGCTTACGAGGTTATCAAATGTGAGACGAACTTCTGTGTTGTGAAAGCATCAACGAAGGGATTAGAAACATTTGGAAGTGCTATAAAAGGTGCCTCGTTTAAAGATGGTAATACCAACTCTTGGTATGTTATGGAGATGGCTGAGAAACGTGCAATGAGTAGAATTGTATTAAAGGTTTGTGGATTCTATCAATTAGGAATTTTCGGTGAAGATGAGAGCGAAGACTTTAAACGTAAATAAGATGGCAGCAAACGGTAGAGGGTGGCAACCAGAAAGCCCATTTCAGGAGATTGTATTCAATACATATACTACAAAGTCTAATGCTTGTAAAAGATTAGGATTA